GAAGCTAAGCAATGGAACAAAGACATATTTGAAACAATGTACAAATCTGCTGTTGAAGAATCAATGAGATTAGCAATTGAGCAAGGTAGAAATTATCCAGCTTGGGATGGTAGTCCATATTCAAAAGGTGAAACATATATTGAAGGATGGTCACCACTACCAGAAGGTCAACCAATACCTATGTTAAACAGTTTATTGTTGGCACTTATGCCAACAGCATCTTCAGCAATATTATTAGGTGTGTTTGAATCATTTGAACCAGTAACATCTAACTTATTCACTAGAAGAGTCGGTCAAGGTGAGTTTATTATTGTAAACAAATACTTGGTTAATGAACTATTAGAGTTAGGTATTTGGGATAGAGACATGATTGATAAAGTTATTGCTAATCAAGGTAGTATTCAAAATATTGTTGAGATTCCAGAAGATGTTAGATTTAGATATAAAGATGTTTGGGAAATACCACAAAAAGTATTATTAGACTTATCAATAGTTAGAAATAAATACGTTGACCAATCACAATCATTAAATGTATATCACTCAGAAGCAAAGTATGGTAAAATAGCTAGTGCTTTGATGTATGCATGGAAAGGTGGATTAAAAACTGGTGTGTATTATACAAGGACAAAATCTAAATTAGATGCAAATACAAAATTAGCATCCAATCAAATTACGACTGTTGAAAAACCAAAAGATAGTCCATTTGAATGCTTTGGATGTTCAGCTTAAAAACAAAAGGGAGGTAATACCTCCCTTTTTTTATTTATCTATTTAATAAAAATATAATTGATTTATATTTATTTAATAAAAAATAAGATGGCACAAAACGGGAAATACATCAATATTAACTACCCATTTAAAGACAGCCCCCAAGGTTTCTTTTTAGATTTAACATCAACAGATTCTAAAGCTATAAAATCTGACTTAATGCATTTGTTGTTAACTAGAAAAGGTGAAAGGTTATATAATCCAGAATTTGGTACTGATTTATTAAAATTCATATTTGAACCAAATGATGATAAAACATTATCAGACATCAAGTTAGATATCCAAACGACAGTTAAAAAATTCATACCAAATTTAGATATTGATGATTTAACGGTTGATATTAGTGACGAATCTGAATATGTTGCTAGTGTGAGAGTTAATTATACAATAACTGATGGTGTATTTACAGAAACAGATTTTGTAATCATTAATATATAATATTTATAGTAAAAATAAATTATGGCAAATCAAGGTATATCATATAATGCTAGGAATTTCGTAGACGTTAGAACTGAATTAATAAATTTCGTAAGACAATACTACCCAGATATCTTCAATGATTTTAACGATGCATCAGTGGGTATGATGTTATTAGAACTAAATGCGGCAGTTGGGGATTTATTATCATTCCATACTGACAGAATGTTCCAAGAAACCCAATTAGACTTTGCTCAAGAAAAATCATCATTATATGGTTTAGCAAGAACATACGGTTTAAAGGTACCAGGTAAAAGACCTTCAGTTTGTATTGTTGATTTTTCTTGCGTTGTACCAACATTAACACAAACTACATATTATGATGAATCTTATTTACCGATAATTAGAAGAGGTGCCCAAGTAACTGGGGCTGGTAAAGTATTTGAAGTTGCTAATGATATTGATTTTAGTTCACCTTTTACAACTGGTGGCGTACCAAATAGATTAATAGTACCAAACGTTGATAGTAATGGTGGTATCCTTAGTTACACCATAACTAAAAGAGAAATGGTTATTAACGGTATTACAAAATATTACAAAAAAGTATTAACACCTAATGATGTTAGACCATTCTTTGAAATTGTTTTACCAGAACAAGATGTGTTATCGATAACGTCTGTTATTACACAAGATGGTACAAATTATACAGCACTACCAACAATAAACCAATTCTTAGATGAATCATTAAGATGGTATGAGGTTGATGCATTAGCTGATGATACTATATTCATACCAGATAATAATGCAGTTAGTGATAATGCTGGAGTTAAACCTGGTAAATATAAAAGAATAACTAAAAAATTCATAACTGAGTATACAAATAATGGGTTTATGAAGCTTATATTTGGTGGTGGTACACAAGATATAAGTTCACTTTCTGAATTTGGTGTAGACCCGACATTAATAAGTAAAATTGGTGACTTCATTAATAATACAGCATTAGGGATAACACCTACAGCTAACCAAACTATGTTTATTCAATATAGAACTGGTGGTGGTGCTGCAACTAACTTAGGTCCAAATGTATTAACAACTCTTGGTATTGCTGATATTATAATCAATGGTTCATCACCAAGTATGAACCTTAGTGTTAGAAACTCAATTAGGGTTAACAACCCAATACCAGCCTTAGGCGGTAAAGACGAACCATCAATGGAAGAATTAAGATATTTAATAAAATATAATTTCTCATCTCAAAATAGAGCGGTAACAATACCAGATTACAAAGCTAGAATAGCTTTAATGCCTGGTGAATTTGGAGCACCATTTAGATGTGGTGTTTTTGAAGAACAAAATAAAATCAAAATTTTCACATTAGGTTTAGATAGTAGAGGTAGATTATCAAATCAATCAACAACCACATTACAAAATAATATAGCAACTTATTTATCAGATTATAGAATGATTAATGACTATATTGAAATTGGTAATGGTAAAATAATTAATATAGGGTTTGAATTTGATTTAGTTATTGATAAACAATACCCACAAGCCCAAATAATAACACAAGTTATTAATGACACTAAAGAATACTTTAACATTAATAATTGGCAAATGGGTGAAGATGTATACTTAGGTCAATTGGTTGAAAAGATTAATAATATTGCTGGTGTATTAAACGTTGTTGATATTAGAGTTTACAATAAAGTTGGGGGCTCAAATTACTCATCAAACGAAATATCGCAACCATATCTTGATGATGCAACTAGACAAATAGATTTATTAGGTGAATATAAATTATATGGTGAGCCAGCAGCAATGTTTGAAATTAGAAGACCAGATTATGATATATTAGTTAGGGTTAAGTAATTTACTTTTTAAATAAAAAAGGTTATTTTTAAAGAAAAATATAATATGAGTTGTAATTGTAAAAACCCTAAAGTAGAAACACCAGTAGAGGATAAAAAAACAGATAATAAAATAGGAACCTATATAGTTAATTTTATTATTTATTTAATCACAGTAACAATAGCTTCTGTTGTTGTCTTACCATTTCTTCTTGTTGTATTATTTAGAGTTATTGTTTTAAATAATTCTAAGATTAATGTTGAACCAATATTGGCTAAATATTTTAAAGCTAAAAAGGTTACTGATGATGAGGACGATGATGATGAGGACGATGATGAAGAATACTCAGAATTTTTTCAAAATGTTGAGTTATTAGATAATAATGTTGTATCAAAATAAATAAATGTCAAATATAAGAATAAGAACAACACCAGGTGGTTCAGATAATTACGTAAATGTTAAATTAGACCAAAAGTTTGATTTTGTTGAAATATTATCTTTAAAAATATCACAAGAAGAAGTCTACAGAAAATTCTGTTCAGACTATGGTGTTATCGTAGGTAGGGTAACAATAAATAATGGGTATGGCGTACCAAACGCTAAAGTATCAATATTTATACCCGTTGATGACCTTGATAAAGAAAGTTCTGAAATATTTGGTTTATATCCATATGAACAAGTTAGTGATAAAAATTCAGATGCGTTAAGATACAATTTATTACCAAAAAAGAATGAAACTAGAAACGATTGTTTTACACCTATTGGTTCATTTTTAAATAAAAGAGAAGTTCAAGATAATGATGATGCATTATATGTGTATTGTAAATATTATAAATTTACAACAACCACAAATGCTGCTGGTGATTTTATGATTTTTGGTGTACCAGTAGGGTCACACCAATTACATGTTGACGCTGACGTATCAAATATAGGTATAGTATCACAAGCACCATATGATTTAGTTAGAGAAGGTGCAAATGAAAAATTATTTCAAAGTGTTAGTAAATTTAAAGAATCTAGAAACTTAGAAACTTTAGCACAATTGAAAACAAGAACACCTATAAGTGTTAACGTACAACCTTTCTGGGGTGATTTAGAACAATGTCAAGTTGGTATAACTAGAAATGATATTGACTTAGCAACAAACGTTGTACCTACAGCTATTTTCATTGGTAGTATATTCAGTGATGATGATAAAGGTGGTATAAATAAAAAATGCGTTGCCAGAGCAAAAATGGGTAAGTTTAAAAATATCATGACTAGCTCTGGTATGATTGAAATGATTAGAAAAACTGAAGACGGTACGATAGAACGTTTTGATGTTGATGGTGGGCAAGTTATAGATGAAAATGGTACGTGGGCATACCAAGTACCTATGAATCTTGATTATATCACAACGGATGAATACGGAAATATAGTACCAACTGATGACCCAAATAGAGGTATACCAACTAGAGCTAGAGTTAGATTTAGAGTTGGTATGTTCGAAACAGGTGGTGAAGGTAGATTAAGAAGTCGAGCTAAATATTTAGTGCCCCACAATCCAAATAATTTAAGTGAAGTTGATTATGAATTTGGTGAAAAAACTAGAGATATTAGCTTCATAAATATGTATTGGAATAAAATATATACTGTTGCTAATCATATTTCTAGTTATAAATTGGCAGACACACAACCAAATCAATTTATTGGTATTAAAGATATTGAAGATTCACAAAACACACCATTTCCATTTAATAAATTAGAATTAAATAGAGACGCTGTTAGTACATTTTCATATATACTATTTAATATATTATGTGTATTTTTTGCTATATTTATAGTTTTAGTTATTTTTGTTAATTTATTAGTAACCGCTCTTAATGGTATTATCGGCGCTATTAATGGTATTATACCTGGACCTGGACCACTTGATTATAAAGGATATTTAACCCTAGAATGTGGTGGTCAAAGATTTTGCGTTGGTTGCTGTCAAAGTTGTCCAGGTTTTGATGCAACTGAAGACCCAAAAATACAAGATGCTGTTGGTGATAAATGGTTAGACTGCCAATCAGCCCAAATAGCAATTGGGTTAAATATGATTAAATTTAACTTTTACAATGATTGGGTTAATGGTACATTATATAATTTCTTATTTAAAGTAAAAGCAAGAAAAAGGGGTAATGGTAAAATAAAATTTTGTGATTGGGAATGTAGTGATAACACTGACCCAGTTGATAATGATGGTGATGGTGATTCAGATAATAAATGTATTGGACCAGCTGGTATACATGATAGTTGTGTCGGTTTTGGTGCCTCATATACTCAGCTAGGTAATTTTGAATCAACCATATTACTTGGTGGTGGTTTAATTAAAAGAAGTAATGAGGACGGTACATATTATTATGCACCAATAGCTAAATTCGGTAATATAAAACTATTTGCAACTAAAATAGTTAACTTAGGTTCTATTTTTGATTGTGATTGGCAAGGTGTACCTAAATTTTATCCTTATTTGCTTGACACCACATATAATGCACCTAGTGAATCTAAAATATATCACCCATCAAACGATGATTACCCAGGTCAATTAGAAGAAAATGGTTATGATAATTTATTAGCATCAGTTTATTGTGGTGTTGGTATAATAGTAAATCAAAATCAATGTCAAAATGCTAAAAGGTTATGTGAATTAGGTGTAGGTCTTGATGAAGATAGGCGAGACCCAGCTACTGGAACAGGTACACCAGTAGATGGTAAAATATTAAATAATGATGTTGAAAACCCATGGATTAGAGGTGTATTTACTTATTTAAATTATCAAACAACATTACCATCAATATCTTTGGTATATCTTGATAATGGTGGTAACTATAATTATGCTAGTCCACAATACAATGTGTTTAGGGGTTATGATATAATTGACACTAAGATAGTACCACAATTTGAAAATTCATATTATTTTTATTTTGGTTTAGTTCCAGGTTCTAGCGCTTTACAAAAATTATATAAAAATTATTTAGCACCTTGTACTAGAGCTATTGAGAATGAAATGAAAATAATAATAGATGATATTGTTAATGATAATTCAAATGGTTTAGGTAGTGGGTCAATAAAATTTCATATAGAAGGTGGTGTTGGACCTTACACATATCAATGGTTAGGACCTGTATATAATAACCAACAGTTTATTTGTCCAGACCCAGCAAATAGTTTAGCTCAAAGTGATTGTGGAGACCCATTAGGTGGTTCATTCACATTACCAAACTTATTAGGTGGTCAATATACATTAATAGTTGTAGATTCAAATGGTGAACAAGTAACAACAACAATAAACGTTGACGGGTTAAATAACGTACAATGTGAGATTCAACCAACACCAGTAAATTCTGCTGGTAATGGTAAAGTTAAAATATTCATAAATGGTGGTTCACCACCTTACGTTATTAACATAGAAGGTATTACTGACACATCATATAATATTCAATTAAACACATCATCACAAACATATTGTTATGGTCAATGTAACGGTGTTTCAGACTTACCATTTGCTGTTAATTTATTACCAGCTGGTGAGTATTTAGTAACAGTTGTAGATAGTGGTGTTCCAGCAACGATAAACGGACAACAAACAATTATAACAACACAATGTACTAAACAATTGTTAATATCACAACCACAGAATATCAATGTAAGTGTTACTATTGATGATGCATTATGTTATAATGCATACGGACAAGGGTTAGTGAATGTTGTAGGTGGTGTTGCCCCATATGATTTTGAATGGTTATTAGTTAGTACTAATAACCCAAACTATCAAAACTTAGTTAATACGATAGTATCAACAAATATACAACCGACTAATTTACCATCTGGTAATTATAGTGTTACGGTAACTGATTTTGCTGGTAACGTACAAACTGTATCAGCAGTTGTAAATGAACCACCACAAACTATAGTGAGCATTCTTCAAACTCATTCACCAGGTTGTTATTTTAGTGAAACTGGTAGCGCACAAATACAAGTTGTTGGTCAAAACCCACCATATGAAGTTGATATAAATGGGGCTTCAAATATTAGTATATCTAATCAAAATAATGGTATAATAACAGTTGATAACTTATTAGCCGATAATGCAGCATATACTGTTAAAATTACTGATGCTAATGGTTGCGAAACAACACAATCATTATTAATACCATATCCACAATATGGTGATTTATTTGTTCAAGTATTTAGTAAATCATATAATATGCTTGGTATAGACCAAAGTAGAATAATAGTTAGATTTAAAGGTGGTAATGGTGGTCCATATCATTTCAGATTACCAAATGGTAACTGGATTAATTTAGGTAACCCATATACTACAACATTACCAGTTTCAGATTATACAGTATTTAATAATGATTATCAATTGTATCAATCAACAACAAGTATAGGCGGTAGCCCAACATATGAATTCCAATTCTGGGTTTCTGATACTGGTGTTGCAACATTCTATCCATTTAACTTTGATTACTATTTAACTGAAATGGGTCAACAAGGTGTTTATGCTATGTTTATGGGTAAAATACAACTTGCATCAGACGGTACTAATTTAAATACACAAGATTCAGCTTATGGTACATCATCACCTTATGGATGTTATACTTATAGCAATTTAAATAACACACCAATTATAGGTTCAACACCTCAAGGTACTTTAAAAAGTAATCCTTAAAATATTTATTAGTATATGTCAATTGATAGAACAAAATATAGTCCAAATAAGTATAAAACAAAAGGTGCATCAGATACTGATAGTTACTTTAATGTAAATTTAGAATCTGAAGAAAAATTATTACCACCTGGTAAAATAAACCATATTGTTAATATTGGTGATGTTTTTAATAGTGAACGAGAAGAATCTAAAAGATATAGATTTGTTGGTACATTATTACCAGTATTTAGTAATGTATTATTTAACATAAGTGGTGATAAAGGACCAAGTAGTTTTGGTAATTTTTCATTTGACCCATACAATCCAGTATACACTAACACATTACAGGATGGTGTTAATCATGATGATTCATATGGTTGGGAGACATTTGATGGATTTATATTCAAAAGTGACCCATTTGATAACCAATACGTTGGTAGACCAACATTAACTTATAGTGAATCTGTTAGTAAACATTTAATGGAAGTTAATGGTTGGTTTGGGTTTTATGACCCAGATTTTAGAAAATTAGGTTTTTGTGATTTTTATGATTTAGAACCTAAACGAGAAAGATTTGATTTAAACAGTAATCTACAAACTAGAAATTGGGAATTTACAATAACGTATCCATACGCACACGATGACCAGCACCATTTAGTTAAAGATGGTTTATTAATAACAAATGCTGAAGCTAGAAATTTAGGTGGTGTAGATATGGTTGTATTTGGTACAGCAGCACCACATAATTTAACTGTTGGTGATACTGTTAGAATTAGTGATACATCTAATTCATTTATGGATGGGGATTTTACTGTTGAATCATTAGGTCTATCAAATGGTGATAGTAAAGAAACCTTTTTTGTTGTTAATATTAACCCAAATAATGCAACGTTAGGACCATTATTTACCAATGGTAGAATGAAAAGATTATACTATGGATATGAAGTTACATATTACGTTAGAAAATTTAAAAAAATAAAAAAATACGAAACTCAGACTCAGTTAAATCAAACGGACTATGAAGTATATCCGTTAGCATTTAGTAAAAATATTTATGATGACCAAAATTACCAAATTGTAATCAATGATGATATTGATGTTGATGGATTAACTGATAACTTAGGTAGACCATTGAGTGAGATATATTTAACAATGGTTAAAACTAAGACAGGTAATATGTTTACTAGAGTTCAATCTGGATTTGATTTTGATAATTACTATGGTAATGTTATTACAACAACAAATGAAGGTAGAAATGTTTCAAATATAAGAAAAATTCATACAATTTCTTTACCATTAGCACCATTTGAAAGTCATACACCAGTTGAGGATAATGTATTGATAACTAATAATGATTTTTACGGTGATATTTGTGAATATAGTAAATATGAAGTTAAAGAAACAATATTACAACAAATAACACATAGGTTTAATACCTTAGATAGAGAAACAACATCAATTAAACAAATAACTGATGGTTCAATAAAGGGTGTTAGAGCTGAAGGTTATATATATCAACCACATTATAGAGTAAAGATTAGAGAATACTCAAATTATGTTGAGCAAGGTGATTCATCAACTGTAGGTATACCAGATTATGCTGAAAACTTAAATGATGGTAGATATTTGTGGAGAGATTTATTATCAATAGGTTATAATGATGGTCAAGAAGAAACTATTGACTACCCATTTGTTAATGGAGTTCATTATTTATACGATAACTTTTGTATTGTAACAAGAAGACAAGACCCATTTGGTAACTTTGGGTTATTATATACTGAATCATACCCTAGAGATATCTATGGTGATGGTTTAACAGATAAATTTGTAACTAAGAGAGCAGACGATGAGTGTTAATAGATTCCAAGTAAGATTTGATTCCTACACAACATTTACTGGTGGTTTTATTAATATACCAGTAAACATGGATTATCAATTAGTTGACCAAGATGAATTGGTTAAGGATAAATTCGTGAAAGCTGAAGTAAAAAAAAACATTAACCCTATTATAGATTATGAAAAGGTTAGATTTTCACCAGCTGTAATCAATGGTTCAAACGTTAATATAACCAGCAACATAACATATAAGTTACATTTTTTAAATTCAGCTGGTCAGTTTAATCCAGATAGTTTTTATAGTGATTTGGGTTTTATAAATCCAGATATTAAATTTAGAAAGAAATCATTTACTGATAGTTTTTTATTTTTGTCATTTTATGACACAGATATACCGTCAACTCAAAAGTTATTATTTTATTTAACGGTGTATCCAAAGATTGATTATAGTAATTATTCTGTTGCAACCCAACCACCTTGGGGTAGTATAACACCAGTTAATAATTTAAAAGTTCATTTTAATTTAGGTAATAATATATTAAATAGAAATTTAAATAGTCAAGGATTTTTCATTTATGATTATTATGATGAAGTTAATATAAGCTTACCAAAAACAGTATATATGAGGGCATTATTTAATAATGCTAAGGATGGTAAGAGTACAACCTTCATGTCAACTAATAGCACATCAATAAGTATTGATAATTTAATGAGAACAACAGAAGGTACCAGTAACACAAATAATGTGTTTACCAAATATATATTAATAAAGACAAACGGTGGTTATTATTATGAAATTGATACAACATATTCAAATAATGTTACAATAAATAATAATGATTATGTTGTTGATTTATATGAAACTACAGTATTATAATGGAAGTAACTAAAATACAAATATCACTTGAGGATTTAAGAAGTAGAAACTCAAATAAAAAATATGGTGAATTTATATCTGACACTATAAATATTAATGTTTTTCTATCCCAAGATATTAAAGACATGGGTACATATGTGAATCACCCATATATTAAATACGATAAGTTATATCCATTATTAACATACCAACCCATTCCTCAAAAATTAATGGATTATGGGACAACTGATTTTAACTTTATAAATAATCCTGGTGCTAACTTTAACCCAACTGGAAATAGACCAGATGTTAGATATAGGTACAAAACTGAAACTGATTTTTGGCAAACTGGGTTTATTATTACTGGTATAACTGAAGAAAGGTTAGAAACTGTATCTAGTTATGGTTACACTGGTAATAATAGATTGGTCCCTGGTTTTGATTTAAATAAAGGGGTTTATCAGAATTACTTAGGTAATACTGTAAATGGTGTTACTAGAATTATAAGTATTAATGATTATAACCCAATTATATATACTGAAGATGGTGATTTAAATGACCCAAATTTTGGTACTGTGTTACAAGCAGATGGTATTTTATTTAAAACATACACTGGTAAAACAAATAACCCACCTTCAATAGCAGCAGTTAGAAACAATGTTAATAATTTAACAAAAATATCATATCAGGGTCAAGCATTCAATAAAACAAATACAAGTTTAGCAGCATTGACTATTGAAGAATATTTATTACATATAACAGAGAAACCAAAAGTAGATAGCGACCTATTTATAGATAGAGGTGGTAATTCAGTTTTACAGAGTCATTTACAGTTGGCTGAGATAATTACACTTGATGAACTTATAAACTACGGAAACGGTTATTATAAATTAAAATAATTAATATAAAATGGCAACAGGTACATACGGAATTGTTAGACCAGCAGATGTTAACCCATCTGATGTAGAAATAACAGTGTTTTACTCTAGTAATAGGAGTCAAACAAATACTAGAATATTTAAATTAGGTAATAATAATTTAATACAAAATCAAAACCCTAACAAAACTGGTATTGGTTTTGAAATATTTGGTGGATTATATACACTTAAATTACCATTAGGTGATTTTAGTGCTAAAGGTATATATACTATAGTAATTAAACCAATAGAAATTAGAACTAAAATAGTTGATACTGGAGTATTATCATCATCACCAGACATTAAGGGTATTGTATTAGACGCTTCAGACCCAAATGTTGCTACCTTTATAGAAAAGTTTGAGAATAACGAATTGATAGGTTATAGAGTTGAATATCTATCACCAAATCCAACTGCTAATGATTTAAAAGTTAGAAACTTTTTCAGAGTTATAACATCAAATAACCGAGCAGAACCTGTTAACCAAAACTTATCAAATACAAATCAAAAATCAATTAGATATAGATTTAATGATAATTCAACTTTAGTTTTCTGTACGGTGTCTCCAAGTTCTGAAACGAATGTTACACCGAATATATTACCATACATTGGACAGCCAAACCAAGAAATAATAATAACTAACACATATTTTAATCCTATTGTTTTAGAGGTTGAAGTTGTTGATTACGATATAGAAACAATTGCTATTGGTCTATTTGGTAATCAAAGTAAAAGTCTTGAAGATGGTGTTTATACATTATATAACTTTAACAACGATATTTATAAACAATACAACTTATATGAGGTTAAAGACAGATTTACTGGTAAACCATTGTATGAAGTTAAACAAGAAAGAACAAATATTGATTTTTCTAAAAATTACAGAGATATAACTAATATATAAATTAAAAAATGGCTGGAAGCGATAACATAAATGTACCTGGATATGTTCAAAAAATAGTATATAGTGATAACATTGAATACAGAAATTTTAGTCCAGACTTAATTGGTAATCTACCATTTAACGGTGATAATAATAATTCATCTTTATTTACATATGGTAACTTTGCATTAACCACAAACACAAGTGGTAAAAGAAATATTTATTATCCAACTAAGGCTTTTAGTAATTTTTATACTTTAAATGATTTAACCCAAACCCCAAACGGGACGAGTATAACTAGTTCAAATGTTACAACTACTATTGGTAATAATGCTAAAGTTGTACTTAATTTAGATAATACTAAATTACCTAGTTTTGCATACTTTGGTTCAGCTACAGAATTTATTAGGGTAACACTTGAGTCAATAATCACTAAGTGGCCAGCATCATTGTTTTTTACATTTTATGATTATCAAACTAGTAATTTAAAACCAACTATTGTTAGTTATGAATATAACCAATATTTCAATACAACAACAATAATATTAGATACTAATACATTATATAACCCATATGAGATAATATATACTCAGTCTGGTTCATTATTAGTTAATCATATTGAAAACCCACTTAGGAATTTTACAGTTAATTATAGAAAATTCAATTTTTTACTTGATGGTGTTGAATACCCATTAATAGGTATAGTTCCACCAACTGATGATAGAGGTAGTCAATTAAGTATAACAGTAACTGGTGATGTTTTTGATGGTATTGATATTTCAATAAATTCAAATGGTTATAAAGAATTACACATAAAACCAAATAGTACTGAAGTTGAATATTTTTTCCAAAACTTAGAACCATTTGAAAACAATTTATTAAATAGATTAACAATACCAAAATACACTGCTGTATTTGATTATAAATTTATAACTGATACTGGTATTATATATGATACTAGTAAATCAGTAACTTGGCCAACAAGTGATGGTTATAATATTGATTTCGATACCAATGAGTATGTAACATATGTAACTCAGTTAATTGATATATGTACTGTAGAGGATAGGACAATATCTGATTTGATGTTTAGATTCTTAACTAGTGAATCTATATCAAATTTTGATACTGTACCTAGATGTGATGGTACAGAAGAAGAAACCGCTGGTCAAAAAATGACTAAGACGTTAAGAATATACGGTAGAGAGTTTGATGAGGTAAAAAAATACATAGATGGTATAGCATACGCTAATAATGTATCCTATGATAAAAAGGATAATACACCAGACCAAGTTGTCAAGTATTTAGCTAGAACACTTGGTTGGCAATTAACTAGTTCACTTGTTGAAAATGATATAATAAAATCTTATTTACATGCACCAGCTTCAACATATTCTGGACAATCAAGAGGTTTAACAGCCGCTGAAGCTGAAATAGAATTATGGAGAAGATTAATATTAAATTCAGCTTGGTTATTTAAATCAAAAGGAACTAGGAAAGCGATTGAATTCTTATTTAAATTTATAGGTGCTCCACAAGGTTTAATAGACCTAAATGAGTATGTATATGTTGCAACGTCAAAAATAGATGTTGAATTATTAACAAACACACTAGTAGCGTTTGGTTTATCAACAGATTTAGATAATTACCCAATTGATAGTGATGGTTACCCAAGATTTTTTGCGGATAATCCACTTATGTATTTCCAAAAAGGTGGTTTATGGTATAAAGAAACTGGTGGTTTAGATGCAACTGATTTTAATTTAATTGGTAATAACCCACACATTGGACCTTATGATGGTGGTGCTGCATACATAAACCAATTAAGGAATATAATACCAGATTATAAACCAATAACAATAACATCAACAACATATACAAATGTAACTAATCAATTATTTACCAACTATAATAATGGTTTGGTTAACACATATACTGGTGATACATATGTTGATGTTGAAACTTGGTCAGGTGTATCATTAAGTGATTGTTTCTTATATGATGCTTATGTTATAACAGACCCCAAACCAACATACGAACAAACTGAATGTGGTTGTTATTTACCAGCTGAAGATTTATCATTGTATATTGATGTTGTAAGAGATGAATATACATTTAACGAACAATTAGCGGATTGTGAAAGTAGAATCAGTGGTTATACCTTAGTTTCTTTGGGTAATGAATTATATTATAGTAATCCTAAGATTTATATGTGGAATTACTACACATATAATCCAGACGGTACACAAACTAATGTACCATATACAACACCATTCGTATCTAAAACTTGTTGTAATGCTTTAGTTGGTGGTTATTCTTATTTGTACGACCAGTATTCTGTTAGTGATGCAACTGGACTACCAACATTAGTAAATAGTGGATATGTTTGTTGTTCTGATTTACCTCAAAGACCAGGCACAGGACCATTACCAGGTGTAAAACCAAAACCATTTACTGATTTTGGGTTTGAAAGAAGAGATAAATACGAAAGTAAAACACCTTTTGGTGGTTTTGAAACTGGATTTGCATCAAAAGTAAAAGGACCAAAATGTGGTTGTTATTTAGGTTGTCAATGGAGATTAGCTGGACCATTATTAGGTCAAATGTATACATTAGGTTCTGATAAATTTTTGAAATTTGTAACACCTAAAAACAATTGGGGGCAAAATGGTACTCCAGAATATAGAGTAACCACTGAAGCTGATGGTTGTATATGTCCATTAAAGTTCACAACACCAGTTCAAATAACTGACCCATACACTAATAAACTAGGGTTTGGTTGTAAAATAAATAAACAAGGTGCTGAAATATTATCATTAAAACCAACAAACCCATCATATGGTACAACAAATAGTACGTTATATCAGTTATTCTATCAAAAATCGGTAGGTGATATATCTTGTACGTCTGATGTTCCTGTTATTACTTGTAACATAAAACTTGGTACATTAGAAAAATTGATATTATTAGAAAATAATAATTTCCAAGCCGAACCATTACCAACAATTGTTAATGCGACATCACCAAAAGCATACTTATGGGAGATTACACAACAAACTGGTGGATTCTCACAATACGGTATATTAAATGGTAATAATGGTACAACTGCACAAATAGGTAAAATAACACCAGGTCAAGGTGATAAACCATATGGTGTGTTAACTTTGAAGTTAACCGTTACAGATGCCAAGGGTTGTAAAGCAAGTACTAGTGTGACATTTAGTAACGCTGGGTAGTAACAAAGGTTTATTTTACAGAAATAAACATTATTTTAATTTAAAAATGTTAATAATAGATAATTATAGTAAAGAGATAAATAATGAGTATTAGTTGCCAACCAACTTATAATAGTCCATGTATTGATTCCGCAACGATAATAAACGGAGGTGGTCAAATTGTTGAACAAATTGATGGTACCGTTTCAGTTTGGGTAAAGGGTGATGATGGGTTATACCCATACACAAATATTAACACAAAACCTTGTTGTGAATTATTGGGTTATACCTTTGATGTTGAAAATCAACAATGTTTATGGGATGACTCAATAAGCTGTGATACATGTGAATTAAGAATAGTTGTAAACCCAAATGGGAATGATGGTGACTATTTCTATTTTAATAGTGGTGACACTTGTAATTTAGATATATCATTAGATTATTTATTCAAATTTGATTGTTCAGTATTACAAAGTGGTGAAACGGTTAACCAAGAAGCTTTAGATATATTAGCTCAAATTTCTGAGTTAACTGATTTATTAGAAGAAACACAAGCTAATTGTGCAGAACTTAGCGGTCAATGTGCTGAATATACAGCAATATATGAGGCTATGTGTTACCCTATTGTTATAGGTCAACATACCCTAGACCCAGAATCACCATCTGATGGTGTTGCAGAAAAATTATTATTTCCAGGACCATTTCAAACTATTTGTTGTTTAACAGAAGCTGGATTAATCAGATGGCAATCAATATTGGGTGATATCAAATATAATGCTTGGTTAACAAACAACGGATGTACAACAAGTTATTACACAAACGAACAAGCAACACAATTATATACTGAAGGTAATGAATTAGCAGCTCAAAATAATACAGTTAACCCATATTTCTTACAAACGAATCAATCACTATGTGGTAAACAAACTGCCTACAATCAAATGGTTGAAGTTTGTGATGAATACCAGAATTGTTTAGATGAGATAGTAGATATACAAAAACAAATAGATGATTTACAAATTCAATTAGACGCAATACCTGGTGCATTATGTGATGACCCAATTGCTAACTTAGAAAATTTCCAAGCTTGGTTCTCAATTGATGTTGAAACAGACACACCTATGTTATATGAAAGTGTTTACGAAGAAGAACTAATCAATATAGGTGAAGGTAATTTAATGCAATACATTATTGACAGAGGTGATAACACTGGTTTCTTAATAAGTGGTGCAACTGGTATATTACCACAATTTTCACATGAGTCAACTTGTGATTATGATGTGATGTGTAAATCAATGAGGGATGAGTTTATTAGACAATTATATTTAACGCAATATGTTGGTAATTATGATATTCCTCAGAACAACACACAAAATGCTGAGTTATTAGATTTAATGGGTAAATGGTATGATTCTAATTGGATAAACTATACCACAACAATTAATAACCCATCAATTATTGAAAGAATACAAAATAGGAAAATAAGAATAAGTATTAAAGTTAATACTTGTTGTTTAGATTTTGGTGTTTTATTAGATAGAATTAAAATTATACAGAATTGTGAAAAAGTAGACAATACGTATATTAGAATGTCAAAACCAATCGGTTTTGATTTGGAAAGAATTATTGATAATAAAAAATCTTGGGTAAATAGTGAAGTAAAAGATAGACGTTTATTTGAATTACCATGGAGAGGTACTGATTATTACATTAACCATTATAAACTAGGTGTAAATACCAAAGAAATAGATTTAAGTATTGACCCAGCAAATGCTATTGAAGGGGATATATATAATTATTTATTTAATAACCCATGCGCATTGGAATGTAGTAGTGGGTCAACATTACTAGAATTTTCAGCTTATAATGATTTCCAAACAATATTAGATAATGCATTAGCTGATTGTTCAAATTGTATAAGTTGTTATTATCAAGAACAGTTTGAAAATTACGAATGCTTTGATTTGATGAATGGTGAACCACTAGAGTTCCAATTTCAAGATGCACCAGCAGTAACATATAGTGGTTGTGATGTTAATATATCATGGGGTATAAGTGTTGAATTAAATGGTTCAGTTGTTTATACTAACCCTAGTTTTTATTCTGGTAATACATCAACGTCAATACCAACACAAATTCAATATATAACTGAATTAAGTGTTATAGCAGCTACTTTAGGTTTAGGATTCATGTATGATGGTACTAATGTGTCATTCATAAATTATTACGGATGTGGTGTTGATGAAAATTTAGATGGTACGCCGCTTAAGATTGATTTGAATTTAAATATAGAAAAATGTGATAATAAGAATTTCGAAGATGGTGATTGCTTCATATTTATGGATGACGACCTCTTCCAATTCGAAGACCAATAAAAAAATTAATACAAAAAGAAATATAATATGGGAAAATTAACCGATAGAAGTTTTGCACCTTATGTGAATTTAAATTCATTAATACACATAGTTAACACTGGTGATACCAGCCAAAGTTTAAATGGTTCATCATAT